ACGTTTGCAGCCTTAACTTGCTTGGTGTAAGCCATAGCACGAGCCAAAGCCTTGGTGTACCGAGCGCTGAGTGAGTCATAGAGGTTGTCCTCAATTGCCTCTTCAGTCAGGGAAAACCCTAGTGCAATGGTTTCATGCTGATAGCGAGCCGTCCATGCCTCTTGAGCGTTGTCATAAGCGATGGCAGAGCCTTCGTTTTTGACCGGCGCAGCGGAGAAGCCAGACAGTTTTGTTTCCTCTTCAAAAGAACGCTCAGAGGTCTCGGTGTCGAAAATCTCTTTATGCTCTTCGCCGTATTTGTTGTACTCAAGACCAAATAGGGCGTTAAGTCCGGGGAGAAGTTCTTTTAGTAGTTGGGCACGAGAGATAGCCATTTTTTATGTCCTTCCTTCAGCGTTTTCATACAAGGAGATGCCGAAGTTGAATCGGACAATAACTTCTGTGTATGAACCGGCATAACCGGCGATAGCGGTCTCAGGAACTACATCCACAACACGGATTGGCAGAGTTGTATTCGTGTCAGTCACGTTGAGGACAGCGTTCTCAGAGTTTCCATTGGTTGTTGATCCGGGATTTTGAACCAAAGCAACGTTCTTTCCAACAGCGGCACGGGTCAAATAACCAATCGTGGTCGTACCAGAAACAACTGCAACTTTGTATAACTGATCGGGATCGTCCTGTACGTATGCCTGAATACCAGCAACGTTGATTCCACCGGGGTAATATTGTTTATACACCGGCTGAGACGTGTTGGGGTCAACATAAGTACATCCAAGGAAAACACCAATTGTGGTAGCAGTAGCCGTGGTAGAAACCTTGGTCGCATTACCGTCTGTGTTCAACGTTACTACGTCGCCAAAGAAAATGGCGGTAGTTTCATTTTGACCGACAGGAATTAGACGGGTCTGACCTGCGTATACCTGACCACCCAGCAGGTTCACAGGAACCATGCCATAAGGGGCTGATACAGTAGGATAAGCCATTTAAAACTCCTTTTATTCCCGTCTACCTCTAGTAGTGGTCGATTTACGCTCACTAAATAAAGGCATACGAGGATCGTTTTCTCGCATCAGATTAGCGTCCACCGCCTCCGTCTGAGACTCTGTGATGTTACGGAAGTAGTTATTCCGCTGATCAACAAATTCAGACGGTGTTTTGGAGAGCACCAATCCACCTATTTCGACAAGACCAGAAGTCCTGCCTGAGTGCTGGAGTTCGGGGTGGTCTTCCCGTTTTACCGGGATCCATCCTTCCTCCTGCTTTGCAACCATATTTCGGTCATCCACCTGCCCCAGAACTGATTTCCGAAGCCAGCGGTAAGACATACCTTCCTCCCGTTTTGGGTTTGGAAGTAACGAAGGAGGTGACCAAGCCTTCTTGCGTTCAGTATTTGAGCGTGTTTCTAAATCACGGGGTGTGCGATCAGACATTGTTTATCTCCTTTGCTACCTGTTCGGCATATTTCTCTAGTGGAACCCCAAGACGCTTTGCAATTGCGACTTGAGTCTTTGTCAGGGTGATCTTTTTAGATCCCGATGCGCTTCTAGAGGCAGGAGCAACAACGTTTGCGGCAGGTTTGTTTACCCTGAATTTATGCGGGAAGTTCTCCCGAATGCGAGCATCTACTTGCTCGAAATAGGCGTCAGATCCTGCGACGTATCCTGACTTGACGAGTTCATCATGGATACCAAAGGCAGCACCTCTCATTACCGGGTCGTTCTCAAACCATTCGTTTTGAGAAACCCACTGACGGGTGCGATCATCAGGGACAACCCTTGGTATTTGCTGTTCTACCTCATATTTTTCAGTTTGTAAAGGGGCTGGGCGATAATTTTCTACTTCCCTCTTCTCTACAACGATTTCAGATAGTTTTCTTTGGGCGGCAACCAGTTTGTCTGAGTCCCCTGCCTCATAGGCTTCTTTGTACTCCCGCTCGGCTTGAGAGAGCATGGCCTCGTTTTTGGCTTTGCTGGTCTCAACCAAATACTGCTCACCCCGGGCAAGCCGCTCTTGCAACTCTTGATTCTTTTGGGCTATGGATTTTGCGTAAGCAATAGCCTCTTGCTGTTCCCGTAGGGCTTGATCCTTGATCCGACGCTCGTCATGGTAAGCACGGCGCAGATCTTTAATTCTCTTTTGGACGTTTTCCGAATACTGGGAAATTTCGTCATCGGAGACATCGACTTCCCCTTTAGGGGTTTTCCCTCGGTCTTCTGGGGGTGTATCGTCAACAATCTCAATCTCAGGTGCTTCTACTTCTATTTCCATCTGCTGTTCTTCAGCCATTTCTAACTCCTTAAATGCGGGTAACAACCCGTGGATCGGCAACGACGGCCTCAACTGTGTCGTCATTGATTAGGCGGAACTCTTGATCTCCGTCAGGGGTGCTGACTTTAAAGCGAGTGCCGGAATATGCCCTCATCATGATGAAGTCCCCCTCTTGGCACCAAGGCCCGTCCGGGAATTTGTCCTCATCTTTGTAGGCGAGCGACCCCATCTTTACTACTAAACCCACGATGGAAGCCGTTTCCTCCTTCTTTCTTGCGTCCTCTGGCAGGACAATTTGAGTTCCCTTGAAAGTCTCATCCTTTTTAGGGATGGCAATCAGGATTTTGTAGCCCTTTGGTTCAGGCAGTTTAAACGCATCACTCATCTGGCAAATCCTCTATCAGTCTTACGACTCTTTGTAGTCCACGTATCTCCCCTACCGTCTCCTTATAGGTAAGGAAGTCCTCAACAGGGTTGAAGGCCAACCGCTCCTTCAACGCCTCTTGTTCTTTCTTAATTTCACTGACCAGATATTCTCTTAGCCCCAATTCTTTCTCCTATTTTTGCTCCTTCGATCTCTTCTCGGATGGAAGCCTCTGCTGCCTTGGCCCCAATCTGGGCACCGGCAATCTGTTCTTGAGACTCAATCCGCATACGCTCCCGCTCGTCCCGAAGCATGATGTCCTTTTCCTTGAGGGCCGCATCGACCTGATCTTTGATGGCCTTTCTTTGGGCATCGGCTTCTTTGATAGCGAGTTCTTTTTGCTGCATCTGCACAACCGGGTCTTGCTGGAGTGCTTGGGTCTGTTGGGCTTGGGCTTCTGCCTGATCCTTTTGGAGCAGTTTGTCGCTTGCCGCCGCAACCGCACGGGAGAGTTCGACCTCGATGTCCTCTGGGAGATGCTCGTCCTCTGGAGGTAGGGGTACACCCAGCATTTTTTCAATCTCAACCCGGTACTGGAAGGCTACGTGCTCCGCAATGTGGGCCATTAATGCGCCCTGTATTGCGCCAGCGTTGGGGCTTTGACCAATAATCTTCTGAATCTTGGGATCTTGGGCGGCATTGGTATGAACCCTAATATGTGCCTCGTGATCCTGATAAAGAAAGGCTTTTACCGGTTTTCCGGTCATTACAGCCATATTTTCTGAGATTGGATCCTCTGGTTTTTGGTCTTCTTCAATCGGAATAATCTTCTGAACGTTCTTAATTCCCAAGACTTCCAGCATTTGCCGGTGGAGTTGGGGCAGATCGTAGATATTCGGTGCTGAAGAGGCCAGTTGCAGGGCGGCTTGGTACTGAACAACCCGCTGTGCCATCGTTGAAGCATTAGGATCGGACACGGGGATGATTTCCACCATGTCGTAGTCCGACTGTTTTGCCCGTTGGGGGGCATTTTCTACCTCGTAGTCATAGACTTCCGGGGTGTAGTCCTTAACAATCCCTGCGATGAGTTTAAACTCGTGCTTCATTGCAGAATGAACCCGGGCCTGAACAGCGCTCATGACCTTTAGGGTTCTCTCAAGGATTGCAAGAGTCGTGCCAACCGGGGCTTGGTTGGACATATCCCCAACCTTTAGGTCTGCGACAGACGCAAACTTGCGCCCTTCGGTCACGATTGTGTTCAATAACTCGTACAGGGTACGGCTAGGCTCTTTATAGGGGAGAGGGACAATCGAATCTTTGATTGTCATGCCCGTTACATCGACATCTCGCCATTCGCCCGGGGCGATTGGGGTGTCGTCTCCCTTTACACGTAGGTCTTTGGACTTAAACCCCCCGGGTAGGTTTGAAAGAGTACCTGCGTCAACGAGTTGTCGAAGGATAGATGTCGCACTTTTTGCAAAACCGCCGACCAAGTGAATAAGCCCAAAGCCGTAGAAGCCAAATCCGGGGATGTAGACATAGTGCGTGAAGTGCATCCGCTTCTCACGCAGGGGGTCATCCTCCAGATAATTCCTTCGGATCGCCAAAATCTCGCCCGAAGAGTCCATCGTAATCACATAAGGAAGGGCAATCTCGTTGGGGTCTTCATATCCCGGTAGATCGTAGTCAAGATGCACCTCATAAATCAGGTATCGGTCATCATCGATGACGTTTACACCGATTTCCTCGTCCTTTTTCTTCTCAATTTCGGTAGTATTTCTATCTGGTGCCGGTAGTTCGATGTCCCGGTAGAACCCTGCAACCTGAAGTTTTTTCAACTGGTTAGGGTTTTTACGCATTCTGTGCGTAATTCGGGGGGTAGAGAATAAATCAGACGCTCCATAAGGGACAATTACGTCCTCTGCCGGTATAAACACCGCAACCTGACGGCCCATCGTGGGGTCAAAGTAGACCTTTTTGAAGGCTGAACCTGAGATCGGAAGGTTCCAAAGCAGTCTTTCATGCTCGCTTCTGTACTCAACCATCTTTTCGGTGAGTTCATAGTTCATATCGTCCTGAACCCGGGAGGCCGCTTCTTCCTTTTCCCGGGTGATTTTCCCAATGATCTTGGTCTTTACAGGCCCAGACGCTGGGAATGTCTCAAGGATTGTCTCTGCTTGGAACTTCACTACAGATTCTGAGAGGATTGGGTGGTAGACACCGCAGGCACCGTCCCAAGGCTCGGTTCTTTCCTCAATGTTTAAACCAAGCAGGTCTATGCCCTCTCTGTAGGTTCTTTCCCATTCTTTGCGGGAATTGATGTCCGTCTTGATTAAATCTAGGATTTCTTCCGATATGGCCTGAAGGTCTCCCTCGTTCATGTCTTCTGCGAGGTTTGCGTCAAAGCCGGTCTCTCTAACCTCTATCTCAACGACAGGCTCTTCGCCGTCTTCCTTTTCGATATCGATCTCGATCTCAAGACCCTCTTGCTCAGGGGAGAACTGTGATAGTCCCTCCGGCGCTTGGTACAGTGATTTTTCCATTATCAAATCCCTTTAGTAATATGCCGCTTTTCGGGGCACAAACATCTTGTCTTCCTCATCTGAAGACAATTGAATAAATCCACCCTGACGAAACCTGAGCAAAGCCTGACTTGTACTGTCAACTAGGTCGTCATGGTCTCCGTTCGGAAAGGAAGCCATCTCCTCAACCAATTCATCAGCCCATTTCTTCTCAGGTCTCCACACCATCCCAGACGCAAATAAATCTGATATAGCGTTTACACGGGCTATCTTATCCGACCCTTTGCTTGGTGTGTACTCTGAGATCGGAATCCCCATCCTTCTTAGTTCATAAATCAAAGGTGCCCCTGCCGCCTTTTTCTCAACAATCAGGGTGTCAGGACTCCATTCCTTCCACATTTCGTAGGCTTGCCTTTTAAGTTCGGGGAACTCAAGCCTTTCCTTATAAGCATCCAGAACAATAATATTTGCGACATCAATCCCATCAACATCCCGGTAAAAGACTCCCCATGTCGTGCAGGCTGAGTAGTCAGACCGGTTGTTTTTCTCAAAGGCGGTATCCCAAGACTGAATGATGTAGTCCACCTGAGGTGGCCTGTCCCCGTCCCATATCTGCCACATATCCCTCTTAATGATTGCGCCCTCTTCTGAGGTTGGGTTCTGTTGGTACTGGGCTTCCCACTTCCCAACGGGAAGTTCGGCCTTGATTGCCTCTAGTTCATCTTGCTTCCAGAACTCGGGCCACAGGGGCTTATTTGAAGGCAGTAGTGCCGGGAGTTCTATGACCTCCCATTCATCCAGTTCCTTCTTGGCGGCGGTGCTCAATATCTGACCAGTTAAGTCCTTCTTAGACCACCGGGTCATCACAATCACAATACTTCCACCCGGCTGTAGACGCTGGCGTGGGCCGGAGTTGTACCACTCAAAGACTCTCTCATAGACCTGAGGGTTGCCTTGCATGGCCTCTTGCTCACTATGGGGGTCGTCGATAATCAAGACATCGGCACCTTTACCAGTCACGGCACCGCCCACACCGATAGCGAAATAATCTCCCCCTTTATGGGTGTTCCAACGTCCGGCGGCTTTTGAATCCGCAGACAACTTGGTTGGAAATATCTCTTGATACTCCGGGGTGTTGACTAGGTTTCTGACCTTACGTCCAAACCCAACTGCCAGTTCGGCGGTGTGTGCCGTCTGGATAATCTTCTTTTCCGGGTACAGACCTAGGAACCATGATGGGAACAGATAGGAAGCAAATTCGCTCTTGGTGTGCCGGGGCGGCATATTGATGATTAATCTCTTAAGTTCTCCCCTAGCCACCCTCTCGAAGGCTTCAGCCATGATGGTGTGGTGCTTACCGGGTATAAACGCTGACCACATCTGCCGCACGAACGGCATGAAGTTCAACTTACACCGCTCACGCTTATCTACTTGAAGTAGGGTATTGATCTTCTCAATCTCGGGAGAACCTTCGGGTAGGGTATCTAACAGGGTCAGATACTTCTTGATTTCATCCCGGGTAAGAATCACAGACTAGCAGCCTCTTGTACCGAACGATCCATAACCTTCAATGTTCGTGCTTGTGTTGGCTTTAATCTTAGGTACCCGTTCTTCCTTAGGTCATGGATGATCCTATGGATGTTCGACCTACTCTTCATATTAAGACCGGTAGCGATATCCTGCATGGATGGGGCATGACCCTTCATCTCCCAGTAGGTCTTAATAAACTCTAGAACCAACTTCTGTCTCTCGGTCATTACGCTTCGCTCCATGATTCGTCCCTACGGGACTTCTCATTTTTCTCATTTTTTGCCATCTCAGTGCAGGCCCAAAACTGAACCTTGCTGGCTGAATCCTTAATCTCTAGTGCCATGTGATATATCTTCTGTGGGTCACTGGAATCAGCAGATACCTTCTGCAAGGTGTTCGCTAGTCCAATCAAATCCGATACGTACTGTCCTAAGTTCACGCTTACTAACCTCTTTTTGTTTCACGGAATGTTTCACGAGAAGGAAGTTTAAACACGAACTTATGTTCCTGTCAAACGTTTAAACAAAAAATATACCCCCCGGGGGTGAGACAATAGAAAACGTTAGGGGGTCGATTCCTAGATAAGAAC